CGTTTCCCAAAGTCTTGATAAAATTCTCAACCCAGTTGCTATCTAAATCAACATGGTGAGTCACATTATCAAAGATAAATTTATAAAATTTATATACTTTTGCATTAGTACCATGGCTGGCATATACATTCCCAATAGCGGAAATGGCATAATCCACATCAGTTCTGGACTCTCCATTACCATATACACACCTGGCTATAATACGTTTTGAATCTTTCCAAGGTAACACAGGGGGCAAACTACCAGAGTAACCCTCCAAATCAAGGACATCAGTGGAAACGAAATAATGTTGCAACAATTTAACATTTTTCTCAACGAGGTCGCAATTATTATCAGGGATTGAAAGAAACTTATCCTTCTCTTCCAACTCCTTAAATTGCATACCAAACATCTTCATCCAATCTGAGAAGGTCTCCCTATTAATTTTATGCCTATACTTCCGCAACATAAAGATTATAAAATCATCCCCAAAGACAAATATACCAATCTTCTTATTGAGAAGATCATTAATAAGGCCCTCACCATCCTCATCTGTGCTAGCAATGGTCACAATCCATAAAAAAAACAGAAAGGCCAAAATCCAAGAGTCGCCATGGGAAGTCATATAGGAACCTGACCCCATGGACCCCTCAAGGAAGCCCCACTGCCCATTAGGCTTGCGAACGAGTTTAAAACCCAAATTATGGGCAACCCACTCGTTGAGTTTAACAAAAAGGCCCCAACTTTGACCAGCAAAGTGGGACCTATTGTAGTACCTCAAATTTTCCATTGCAAAAAGATTCAACAAAAACCGCTTAATAGATAGATCATAGGAGGAAAAATCCCCCTGGATCCAGAAATAATTAATATTGTCATAATGACACTGACTTGCAAACTTAAAAGCACCACCATGGGAAAACTTGGTGCCTATCAATATAGGGCCCCTACGCTCAAACTTCTGACGAAAACCCTGCACAGCAGAGCAAATCAAGAATTCCAACGTTTCAGAAAGCCAAATATAACGTATTTTATCCTGCATTTTAAGTGCAGCATCATCATTCTCTTCAGCAGTATATAAAAATTCCTTCTTCAAACCAACAGCATTTATAACCTGTGGAAGCTTAAGTATACCAGTTGAATAAAACTCTTTTATGGCATCATCGACAACTTTGATCATAAAAGGCAACTGTAAACCTTTAGAACCACCAACGGTATAAACATATTTAACGTCACCAGAACGATAAACATGATCTTGACCGGGGCGAACCCCGGCAGAAGAAGTTTTCCTATATTCAAAAGTATGAATACCCCAATCCCAGTTCCATACGTACTTACCCAAATCTTTATCAACACCGAAGTGTGTGTACAAACACTTCAATGCCTCTTTAGTGTGCCTCCTAATGATGTTATCGACATAGTGAGGGAATTTCACATCCCTCCTAAGCTTCTCATCATTGGCTAAGAGCTTAGAAGAATCAACTTGACTAGTGGTTAAAACACTATTAAAACAAATACGGCCCTTTACCACCCTGTGACCAAAAACAAGGTTGTAAATAGAACCGTCTCTCATTCTTCTAACATACTCGTGATCTTCAGAAGGATCATCACGACCCAACGACACATCTGGTATAAGACGAGACTTCTGCCAGACGTTCTCCTGAAAATACTCAACATTATCAGGCGAAAGCCTCTCAGAAATAGTCATTGTGTTGCACGACAACTCAATCAAATCCCAAACTAACAATAGCTTGAGGATATTATGAGTGACTGCAGGATAAGGATCATCGCGTAAACTAGTATTGCTATCCGCCATTTTGGGAAGCGGAGTCCAATTTTCTGATTCACGAACGATGGTCAACATTTTCAACAACCTATCGTCTCTAATTTGGTGCTCAGCGTCACGAAGATTCCACTTACCACCAAGGCAGTAGAACATCGCTTCACACTGAGTCAAAAAAACAACATACATCTCAAGATCAGACATACTACGACCACCAGTAACATACCGGGGAATAGTACCCTGTCTAGCAGATTGGGGTATATGTGCAAAAGCTTTAGCAACTATCTCGAAACGTAGATCACATTCACAAGGAGCTGCCAAAGAATGCTTTTCGCACCACCACCAAGCAAGACGCTTGTTAATTTTATGCTTAGGTACAAGATAACTGGCATTCTCGGAAATATCATTCATTAAAGCAGCTACGGAATACAATCTAAATTTATCGTGTAAAAAAACTTTGGAAGAAATATAAACCGAAGACAATTGGCGCGAGCTCAAC